AATCAGTGAACTCTACTATCTTTACGACACAAAAAATATGAAAGAGATGCAAACCGAGTTACAAGATTTAAGAACAGAAATCAGCAAAATAACCGAATCGCTCAACACCGAAATAGAAAGGATTGATGCCCACGACTCCAGACTCGACGACAACGAAACAAACATTGATGACGTTTTTGACGATTTTGATGTGACTGACCATTGCAATTTAAGCGAATTAATCAGCGGATATATTAACGAAGATGAAATCGCACGCAACGTAGCAAACGAGCTAAGAATTGTAACGAAATAAAACCACTATCCAAGGAAAACACAGCATGACTGATTTTGAAATGACACACGAACAAATTGTCCCATTTGTCGAAAGCTGGCCGGTAACCGGACCAAACGGTAAAACCTACCTATTTTCGTCCAACCACCAAAGAATATGGGAAGTAACCATTTACAAAGACGGTGCTGACCCAACTTTATCCATCCTCGATCATAAACCGCCCGTTCTCAGCAAACTCGACCTCCAAGGAAACGAAGCATGATTGACCTTGAAGAAAACTTTTACTCAATCGAAGACATACAAACTGTATACGCTGGACCCCGCGACGAAGGGAAAAGCTACTCGTTCTCGCACGACCAAAAAATATGGAAAATAGCCATCTTTGACAACGGTGCTGACCCACGTTTATCCATCCTCCAAGGAGACTAGCTATGAGTGAACCAAACCCCCCAAAAACACTGTCTGAACAACTACTGTTCCAACTCCAGTGGATGGGAGTGATGGGTATGGCTGGGAGAGAAGAAGAGCAAGACAAAGCTTATGTCAAAGCGCAGGAAATTGCCCAGCAACTAATCGACGCAGGAGCATAAAATGCAAGAAACAACCGAACTGACACGTCTTATCACACAACTTTGTGAAAGCCACGCTGAGAGGTATACAACAAGCGACTGCTTTGAAGAGCGCCTTCGTCTACTCATCGAAGAAAAAATAGGAGAATCCACGCTTGTAGAAAACCTTCTACGAGATATTCTCGGGCTGAACGAAAAAATACAAATACTTGAACACACAACTAAAAAGCTCAGAGCGGGTAAATAATCATGGCACGCGTACTAACTGAACCCTTCCCTTTTAACGAACTTCGAAGATCGACGGGAGATTATTACGAGTTTCCAGACCAACTACTACGCGCAGGGTTTGAAAACTCCCAAATCTGGTGTGTAACGACGGACTACGGAGACGATGGCTCAGAGTGGTTTTACTACGGCCCTCCAATCAACTACGTCAATGTTTTAGGTTATATAGGAACAGCAGAACACCACGATGGGGCTACTTATTACGAAGAGTGTGTAATAAGTGCTACAGAAAACGCAAGAAAAAATAACTGGAGCAAAGAAGCATGAGTCAGTTAGAACAAAGGAAAGCTCTAATTATGCGCGACGTTAGCATGTTAAAAAGACGACAACAGATTGCATACTTAGCTGGAATACACCTGAACACATTAACAAACATCATCCATGACAAACAGACGCCTACGTTTGACACAATGGTAGCAATTGAAACCGCAGTTGACACCATCAAACGCAAACACAACATAAGGAACAGACATGAATAAAATGCCCTGCTCAATAACAGATGGCCCTCAATACGACGATGCAGATATGACACTCGCAAACTACATATGTGAGTTCACGGGCCGTCTAGTATTGGATTCTAGTAACCACGAACCGCTAGCCTCAAACACGACTGAGGTTAATACCCCAACTAATAATATAAAGGACTAATGTCATGCCCGATTTAATTTATTCACGGAACAGTAACAACGACTTTTTAACAAAAGATCAAGTATTCGCTAAAGCACCCGCTGTCTTTGCCCATGACTATGCAGAAGACTTGTCTAATAAGTATGGCAACTTTAACTCTGCCCAGGCTATTGAAGTTATGAATGACTACGGCTACGGCGTGACACAAGCAGCTCAAGTACAAGGGCGAACAACCACTGCCAACTCATACGGTCAACATCTCATGGCCTTCGCTAAACGAGACGAAGTAAGTGCGTTTGTCGAAGAACAACCGGAAATCATCTTCTACAACAGCCATGACGGCAAATCGTCTATGAAATTGTTTGCTGGTGTGTATCGATTCATCTGCTCGAACGGCATTATTGCAGGCGACGGCTTCGACCAGAAGATGGTTCATTATAAAAGTAACTTAGATAGCTTCGAAGACCTTCTTAAATACACAGCAAATAAGCTCCATGACATCAGCAGCGCCACAACAACGATGAAAAACGTCACGCCCGACCCCATCCAAGTAGAAACGTTCGCTTTAAAAGCGCTTGAGACACGCTATGATTACCACCCTATTACTGGACGCACGGAATTTAACAACAAGAATAGTTTTGACCACCGCTCAATCAGACAAGTTCTTACGCCAACGCGCGAGGAAGACACGTCGAATGATGCTTGGACAATCTTCAACCGAGTGCAAGAATCCGTTATCAGAGGTAATTTCAACGTACTTGGCGCACTCAAGAGAAACGGACACAAGTTCATCGGGTACAAAGAGTCTAAAAAGCTTACTTCAATCAAACAAAATGTGTCTGTGAACCGCCAGTTATGGGACATAGCACAAGAAACTTTAATCGCCGCATAACGGGAGGCCGTATAATGGACACTTCGTGGATTGTTTGTTGGCAACAAAATGCCAAAGACTATTGGGAAGTTTTTACCGACGAACAAAGCGCTAACGCTTGCTACAATTTAGTTATGCAAGACAGCCAAGTTGCAGCGCTCACTACCGTTATTAACTCGTCTAATTATCAAAATAACCAGCAACGAGAATTGTTTCAATAGTCTGGATTGAAACAGATCTTAACGTTATTTGTTGAGCTGATATATTAGTTCTGGTACTATTCTAATCTGACTAGGAGAGTACTGACTATGAGCATAGACGACGCTACACCCGCCGAATGGAACAGAGCTACGGCAGCAAACTCAGAAATAAATTCACCCGCGCATTACACAATGACCAAAATCGAATGCTTAGATTATCTCCAAGATAATTTAGGGGATAACTTTGAATATTTTTTAGAAGGCAACATCAAAAAATACCTTCACAGATTCCGATACAAAGGATCAGCACGAAACGATTTGCTGAAAGCTCAGTTCTATCTTAATAGGTTAATTCTACACCACACCAAATAACGTCAAAGTCATCTAGGAGGATGCAAATGAAAACAAAAGAATATATTTCAGGACTCAAAGATCTCAACAAAAACCAGATCCACCCCGAGTTCCACGCATACACAACCGTCTGGATGAAGACCCACTTACCTTCTACGTACTCTGAACTAAAAGCCGCGTTCACTACTATCGAAGGCGAAATTTATGCAGCGCACGAATGCGAAGACGCAAGGACATTATTCTAATAATGACTAATATAAGCACACAAAAAAACAGTCGTGACCGAGCGTTACACCAGCAAAACGAACGGACAAAGAAAAAGCGCAACCAAGCATTGCAACGCTTTTCAACTCGTTGGCTATCTAAAAGGCTTGTCAAATGCAAATGATTACTCTCGACTTCGAAACATACTATGCGCCGAAGTACAGCCTCACCAAACTTACAACAATGGAGTACGTCAACCACGACTTGTTTAAAGTCTGGGGCGTCGGCATCAAGATAAATCATGAAGACACAGAGTGGTATGGCGAGGACGACGTTGAAGATGCCATTCGCGAAATTGATTGGGAAGACGCAGCGCTCATATGTCATAACACAATGTTCGACGCATATATACTTACGCAACACTACAACGCAACACCGCGACGTTACTACGACACGGCTGCAATGTCACGGGGCCTGTTTCCAGGTCAATCAGCACGACTAAAGGATTGCGTTGTACGGGCTTTCCCAAATGACGCAACAATGCGTAAAGGTGAAGAACTCTCTTCAGCCAAAAGTGTTTACACACTCGACCCTGACTTAGAAAAAGCTATTGCTGGCTACTGCATCCAAGACGTGGATCTCACCTACGCTCTTTTTAACCGTTATCTTCAAGAAATGCCAACGTCCGAATTAGATCTCATCAACATGACCTGCAAAATGTTTGTCGAGCCCAAGATTAAAATTGACAGAGAACGACTGACAAAGTACCACGAACAAGAATTTACGAAAGCCGAAAAAACAATAGCTGCTGCGGGTATAGATCGCAAGGTACTCAGTTCGAACCAACAATTCGCAGAACACATTTGCAAAATGGGGTTAGTCCCGCCGACGAAAATTAGCCCAACAACAGGCAAAGAAATCCCCGCGCTCGGTAAAAACGACAAAGCTTTTACTCAGATGCAAAACATGTACCCCCAATTCCAGCATATTTGGGATGCGCGCATCGCAATTAAAAGCAGGCTTACCGAGACACGCTCCAAAAGATTCTTAGATGCGGCTTGGAACGACGATTGGCTACCTGTGCCACTTCGTTATTACGCAGCGCACACGGGTCGCTTCGGCGGAACAGACAAACTTAACATGCAGAACCTGCCTCGCGGCAGTGAGTTACGCAAATGCATCGTAGCACCAGACGACCAACTCCTGTTCGTTGCTGATCTGTCTAATATTGAAGCACGAATGTTAGCCTGGCTTGCTGGAGAAACAGACCTACTCGAACAATTTAGAAACGGCGAAGACATCTACAGCAATCTAGCAAGCGAAATCTATGGCAGGCCAATCAACAAAACCGATGACCCTGTGGAACGCTTCGTCGGCAAGGTTGCGGTGTTAGGACTAGGTTATGGCATGGGACATCGTAAGTTCAAAGACACGCTAGCAGCTGGAGCAATGGGGCCAGCAGTAAATTTCAGTGACGCAGAAGCTAAAAAAGTTGTAGACGCTTATCGAGCGGTTTATCCAAGAATACCGACGCTGTGGCACAAGCTTGAGGACTTGCTCAAGCAAACTATGCACCAAGATAACCACGGCAACGTTTACGGCCCATTGACTGTCGCATCACATGCCCTCGAACTCCCAAATAAAATGTCTCTGAAATACCACAACTTGCGATATGGCAGTGACGGAATGGTGTACGACGGTCGAGGATCAAAGATAGAGTACACATATGGTGGTCGGATTACGGAGAACGTAATTCAGGCCCTGTCGAGAATCGTTGTGACGGACAGTATGTTGCGCTTAAATCGTGCAAATATCGGAGATGTCGTGTTAACTGTGCATGATGAAATAATTATTAGTGGAAGTACTAATAATGCAGATGGTACAATGCAGTTCATTATTGACGATATGTGCATACCGCCAGTTTGGGCGCGGGATATCCCCCTCAATGCCGAAGGCGGCTATGACAAATCCTACAGTAAATAAATGTCTAGATTAGTACTGACGCGCAAAGAAAACGAAGCTGTCGTAATCCAAAAAGACGGTGTCATTGTCGCGTCGCTTAAAGTATCAAGAATTGATCGCAACCAGGTAAGGTTAGCGTTTGAGGCTGAGCTAGACGTACAAATAGATCGGGATGAGATCTATCAATCGAAAAAGCCTACAAAATAATAATAGAAGAAAGGCAGTTTGAGGACAGGAATGCAGATAACATTTTTGGAGGCAACTAACGGCCTCCGACTAAGCAAACACCACTCCAGTATAGACGGTTTTCGTCCGTACCCGCACGTTAAAAAAGTAACGTCTCATCACTACGAACTAACAACAGATAAAACTGGCCTTGACAAATTAGCCTCGCTAATAAAATACCACGGAGACCTTGGTCATTGCATGCTCAAGGGCAACTTAAAAGAACCGCTTATTGACGAATCAAGAGCAGGTAAATCCAAAAGAACAGAATTAACTAATCTTTTAGTCCTCGACATTGACGGCGTTGTTCTACCTAAACCGATAAACAAAACAAACAAACTTACTGCGGCAGATGTCGCTGTTTTAACAACCCAAATTATTTCTGAGCTACCTATCGAACTGCGAGACGTAAGTTACATTGCTCAAGCGTCATCGAGTCTCGGAATGAAGGGCGACAAAACGTCACTGCATATATTCATGCTGATGTCAGTTGCAATGCCACCTAAATCAATAAAGCTTTGGCTACAAGACGTTAACTTTGAGTCAGATGTGTTTCAAGAACAGCTTAGTTTATCAGTGAACGGACAATCTCTAAAGCTACCGCTTGATTCATCTGTTGCTGACAATTCAAAAATTATATTCATTGCACCGCCGAGTTTTGATAAAAAATCTACCAACCCGTTTGCAAGTGACACTGACAGACTTATCAAAGTTGACAGATTAAATCCTTCGTTTGATCTAGCGAAATTAATGGATGGCATTAGTCCACAACGCAATTTTGAAAAAAGCCAAAAGTTCAAAGATAAGTTGCGCGAAGAGTCTGGGTTTTCTAAACGCGTCACAAAAACGCGCATAGCTTCTATCGACTCAGTCAATGAAGAAGTCCTGACAAACCCAGACAAAATGGCAATAGCCATTGTTGATGAAAGCTCGTTTCCGTACATACGCTGCAACATAAATAACGGCGATTCTGGCGCGTACTACTTCAACATGACGAAGCCAACATACATGTACAACTTCAAAGATGAACCACTTTTTGAGATTGAAAAAGCTGACCCAGATTTCTACATGTCGATCTTTGATCGATACGAAGAACGTTTAGAAGAAATAGGACAAACAACTCGTCCAATCGTTTTAAGAGACTATAAAACTGACACCTTTTATAACGGCGTGTACGACCCAAATATAGATTCATTTAGCGCCGATTTCCCTCTGACTCCAATCGCTAAAAACAACGTAGAAGATTTCTTCATGAACCACGGTAAGGTTCCGCCAGACTTTATTCCAGACGGACGCGTTGTTTTCGATCCAACGTCCGATGAAAAAGCTATGAACTTTAGCAAGCTACCTTATTACGTTAATACGTACCGAAAAACAGCCTTTGTTCGCAACTGCGCTGATCCAGCAACACCGCTTGAAATGGGCACTAGTAAGACATTGTCTACGACCTGCCCTCTGATTTATAAAATTATTTATCACATGCTCGGAAACGGTGATGAAGAGTTCGAGCGGTTTATAAATTGGTTAGCTTATATCTATCAAACACGTCGAAAAACAGGTGTTGCATGGGTATTAACAGGAACCCAAGGCACAGGCAAAGGCGTTTTTTATAGTAAAATATTGCGCCCGTTGTTTGGTACACCACACGTACCGATGAAATTCTTACAAAGCATGGAAGAGCAGTTCAATCTGTACATGCGAGACTCGCTTTTTTTAATCGTCGATGAATTTCACATGGCATCAGCTAGTTCGGCAGCAGGCAAAATGGCCGACAAACTTAAAAACCAAATCACTGAACCCACGCTAACTATACGCGGGATGCGTTCTAATCAAGACGAAGTTGAAAGCTACACAAACTATCTATTCTTAGCTAATCGAGTTGATGCAGTAAACGTCGAGGTCGGGGATCGTCGATACAATATTGCTCCTCGACAAGAATTAAAATTACTCGACAAATATCCAGAAATACCTGAGCAACTTGACTCAGGCAAAATAAATAAAGAACTGTACGATTTTGCGGGCGCGTTGAACACTTTTAAAGTGGATGCTCGTTTGGCTAAGTTAGCGATTGACAACCGAGCTAAAGAACAAATGAGGAGCGTCTCAATGACAATCTTCGAAGAATTCTGCCAGGCGCTTAAAGAAGGCAATCTTACTTACTTCACAGATATTTTAGACATCAACACGGCTTCTGTTTTGCATGCTAATGAAATTGAAGCCGCGCAACGACTTGTAAAGTCATGGATTGCCGCGTCATCGGATGCTTATGCAGTAATTCCAATGGAGCATCTTCGGTGCGTATTCCACGTACAAACCGAGCAAAACCCACGGCTAGCGCAGCGAGAGTTTACAAAACGTATGAGCCGAAGCGGCGTAGAAGCAAGTCGAAGAAGAGCTTTCGACGCTGCTCGAGGAGAACATCCGATTCGAGGAGTTGTAACAAATTGGGTTGTCGATGAACTAGAAAAACGACGATTAGTAGAGCAATACTTTACAGACAACGATAACAAGCTATTTAACCAAAACAGGTAATCACTGTGAAGCTAACAGCTGACGAACGACCAGACAAAGATAAGCCTCTCGAGAAGCCAACAGAACTAGGGCCGCTCAAAGCGTGGTCGTACTCAGCACTTAAAGTTTTTGAAGACTGTCCATACCGCAGTTACATACAAAAAGTAAAACGTATACGCGAAGAGTCAGGGCCAGCAGCAGCGCGCGGTAGTCTTATTCACCAGGAAGCAGAAGACTACGTCAACGGCACTCTAAGTGAGTTCCCTGTGTCGTGCGCTAAGTTTCAAAATGAATTTGAAGAACTGCGTGAAGGCTACATTGACGCAAAAGTAGAACTTGAGGGCGAGTGGGGTTTTGACATCGATTGGCAACCCACTGGATGGATGGAAAAAAAGACTTGGGCAAGAATAAAACTAGATGCTTTAGTACATCAAGACGAGCAGAGTGCTCGAGTAATCGATTATAAAACAGGGAAGAAATGGGGTAACGAAATAAGCCACGCGCAACAAGGATTGTTGTATGCGATTGGCACCTTCTTTCGTTACCCATCGTTAGAGTTCGTGCAAACTGAGTTTTGGTATCTCGACAAAGGTGAAACAACAAGGAAGAGTTACACACGAGACCAGGCTATGCAGTTCACGCCAGGATGGCATCGACGAGCTATTAAAATGACGACCGCAACAGACTTTGCACCAACACCAAGCAAGGACGCTTGCCGTTGGTGTTCATACCGCAAAGGCGATTTCCCCGAATGCAACTGGGGAGTCGCTTAACTTATTACCCCCTCTAGGTCTCCTCAGCCTAGTTTGCCTCGCTACGGCGGGGCTTTTTTTGGTTCAACGAAAGGACAGCTGATGTGATTCAAAATTTCTTTATACGACTTTTAGTAATGCTTTATGCATATCGTTATTTCAAACAAAAATTCTCAACGGAACAAGACAATGAACAACTTAAAAACGTTATTAGTGGGACACATGTCACCCCGTGCACAGGAGCGGAACAATGCAGCAGTACTACGAAAGAAACTCCGTGACCATATCATACAACCTAGTGACCGACCCTTTGGAAGCTATGTACTGGTCAACGTACCGTCTGAAAAAGAGCGACATAAATCTACTGACACAATTTGATCGCACAACGACCGCTGAAATAAAACAGGAGATATTTGATGACATCCTCAGCAGAGAACCTAATCCCACTAAAAGAAAAGCGGCCAGCTAAACTGCTCAGCAGAGACAGCAACACTAAGCTTATCAAGACTGCTAAAAACCAACCAGTTGTCTTGGCGGGTCTGTCGATGATGCCAACGCCTGAGCTGTGTCCTTCATCTAAAATTGCTCAATGTTTCGATCCTTGCCTCAAACATAGTGGGCTCGCCCAGGTGTACAGAAGCATCAATGACGCACGCCAGTGCAAAACGGATTACTTTTTGCAACAGACAGATGAATTTATCAGCCACCTCAACAGAGAGCTTTCTAACCTTTGTGCTTACGCTGCTAAACACAACAAGCGCGCAGTTGTCAGACTCAACGTTTTGTCAGACGTAGCCTGGGAAAACTATGGTGTTATCCAAAACTTCCCTGACATTTTGTTCTATGACTACACCAAACGCGCTGCTCGTCTAGGCAAAACACCGAGTAACTACCACCTCATGTTTAGCTACAGCGGCGCTCCTAAGTACCAGACTCAAGTCAACATGGCGTTAAAGACAGACGTACCCATCACTGTAGTCTTTAAGAATGGACTACCCTCTAAGTTCCTGGGACGTGATGTTATAGACGGCGACAAGTCTGACCTGGATAACTTAAAAGCTCGAAACAAAATTGTAGGGCTGCGCGTCAAAGGCAACGAAGCTAAACAATCAGACAGTCCGTTTATCGTAGATTCGCAGACGTGTCCTGTTCCACTATTACTTGCTGCTTAATACATCCATTTGCCCCATTATATTAGTTGTGCTAATATACTAAACCATCAATGAGTGATGATTATGAAACCTTTCGAGCACCAGAAAGTCACGACTGACTTCATCAAAAACAACAAACGCTGTCTTATTACGTCTGATCCAGGCACAGGTAAAACGCGCTCTGTGCTAGACGCAATCGTTGACCAAGAACAACGGACACTTGTTCTTGCACCGTTGTCCATTCTCGAAAGCAGTTGGGGAGATGACATCCTCAAATTCACTCCGCAGCTGACATACTCTATCGCCTACGCCAAGAACCGCGCAAAAGCATTTGCTAATAATGCACAAGTTATTATCACTAATCACGACGCAGTCAAATGGTTACTCAAAAACCAACGTGTCCTTGAAGGCTTTGATACATTAGTCATTGACGAGTTTACGGCTTTCAAGAACAAAGACAGCCAGCGATCTAAGGCTATACTGAAACTATCAACGTACTTTGACAAACGCATAGCAATGTCTGGTACACCCAACTCCAACACTATCCTCGACATATGGCACCCGACACTACTCGTTGACGACGGTGAAAGACTAGGCCACCGCTTCTATAGCTTCCGAGGCTCTGTATGCACGTCTGCGTTTAACGGCTTTGCAAATGTATGGACAGACAAACCAGAAGCACAAGAAACAGTAGCTGCAGCAATCTCAGATATTAATATCCGCTACGAGTTAACTGACTGCATCGACATGCCAGAGCAGTCGGTCAACACGCTGTACGTAACACTGCCTCCTAAAATCTTAGACCAGTACATGCAACTCGCGCGCGACAACGTTTTGTATACAGGCTATGAAACAATCAACGCAGTACACGCAGGCGCTAAAGTTAAAAAGCTGTTGCAGCTATGCACGGGCGCAGTGTACGACTCGCACGGAGATGCAAAGGGCATTCACACAGAACGTTACGATCTTGTTATGCAACTCGTGCAAGAACGTGCGCACTCGCTAGTCGCTTTTAACTGGAAGCACGAACGCGATCACATGACCAAAGCTGCACAAAAGCTAGGCATACAGTACGGCGTTATTGATGGCAGTACGCCTGCGCATCGCCGCAAAGAAGTTGTGGATCGCTTACAAGCCGGTCAGCTGCAAGTTGTCTTTTGTCATCCGCAGAGTGCCGGTCACGGTTTAACAATGACCAAAGCTAAAACAATTATCTGGGCATCTCCAACTTACAACGCAGAGCATTACGTTCAATTCAACCGACGTATCTTTCGCGCAGGCCAAACAGAAAAGACAGAAGTCATTCGCATAGCAGCCCGAGACACATGGGAACCAGATGTCTACAACAAGCTAGAAACTAAAACCGGCAAGATGGAAGAGCTACTGCTGGTACTCAAAGACTTACACACAAATAGGAAGCAAGCATCATGACAACACCTTTGGAGGAAAAAAACTTAACCGAGCTTATCGACCACCGCGCTCACGTCAAAACAAATATCGAAGAGATCAACAGGCAACTCAAAGAATTAAAAGCAGAGTTAGATTATAACG